TACATACACGACAATGATCTTTAACCTATTAGGAAACTATAACCTGCGCCGCCAGCTACTTGTTGTATAACTTCTTGTTCTAGTTTATCCATTTCAGTTTGTGCTTCTGCTTTAAGTGTATCACCATTAAGAGTGCTTCCACCCTGAGGTCCAGCAATAGTTGCAAACTTTGAACGTGCCTCGCCTAGCATATATTTGCAACCAGCAAGTGTATAATCTTTAATCCATTGTTTTGCTAGATAGTCGTCAAGTAACTGTTCATCTGGGCGATAATTGTAGCAATATAACATTAGTGTTTCAGTTGATCTAGGACGCTGTAATAACGTTAATTTCTTAGTTGAAGTATTCCATTTAAACTCAATAAACGAACCAAACATTCTGCCTACTAGTTCTTGGTATTGGCTAAACATATCATATGTTGCTAATCCCCCTAAGTTTGAACTAGACATTAGATATGTATTTGTATATGCTAAATTAAACGGCTCGTATATTGAGCCGCCATCACCGCCGCCGGTGCGTGATCCAATTGATCTACGAAATAACTTACGCACTTCAATTACTTCACTTGGTAACGTATATTCATTAGTATCTACAATTGTAGGCATAAACATATAAGATTCTTCAACTGAATTATCTGAACGCTGTCTAAAACGTGTTAATGCCTTTGTTAAAGCAGTTTCGTAATGTATTGGGTCAAGTTCAACATCAATCATGCCTCCGCCTAAAAATGCGTTAACATAATCAAATACCTCTTGTTTTTTTGTTTTTAAACTACTCATATGAAATCTCCGTATAGTATTTATCGTAACGATAAATATGTATATGCCAAAGTTATCTTTATATAAACCCGAGCGCGGTAATGATTATGAATTTATTGACAGACAAATTCTAGAAATGTTTACTGTTGGGGGAACCGACATTCATATCCATAAATATCTTGGATCAAACAATTTACCTGAGGGTGAAGCAGATGCAGTACAGCCTCAATACGATGCTGTAAAGGAAACTAACATACAAGATTTGTTGTTTCTTGAAAACAGAGATCGTAAATATGATCCAGATGTGTACACGCACAGAGCAATTTATAATGTACAAGACATTGATTTTGATTTAAGTCAATTTGGATTGTTCTTATCGAACGATACATTGTTTATGACTGTGCATATTAGAAGTATTGTAAAAACAATAGGTCGTAAACCGTTAAGTGGTGATGTTATTGAGTTGCCACATTTAAAAGATGAGTATGCACTAAACGATTATGATATTGCACTAAAACGATTTTATGTAATCGAAGACGTAAGTAGAGGTTCAGAAGGGTTTAGTCATACATGGTATCCACATTTATATAGACTAAAACTAAAACAAATATACGACGGTCAGGAATACAGTGAGATATTAGATCTACCTGCTAATGAGGAAGAACCAGGTAGCAACACGTTACGTGACTTGCTTTCTACTTACGAAAAAGAAATGCAGATAAACAATGCAGTAATTGCTCAAGCAGAGGTTGAAGCACCACTAAGTGGATATGAAACAAGTCATTTTTACACAATAGCACGTAATGCTGACGGAACTGCTGACTTACAGCAAATAGAAAATCCTAACGGCGGTGGAGACATTACCACAAGTGGTCCTCCAGAGAAAGACGGATACTCTGGTTATCTTGTTGATTATGGTGACGGAGAAACTCCTAACGGTAGTGCATTTGGTAGCGGGATATCATTTCCAGGATCAAACGATTCTGGAGACTATTTTTTAAGAACAGATTATATGCCTAATAGATTATTTAGATTTGACGGAACTAGGTGGATTAAGGTTGAAGATAACTTACGTGAAACACTTACAAATTCAAATACAAGATCTACGCTGAAAGCAGGATTTATTAATAATAGTGCAAATAACACAATAGGTGGCGATACTATACCCGAGCGTCAAGCTGTTAGTAAAGCTCTAAAACCAAAGGCAGATAATTAATGCAACATTTTTATGATGGACAAATTAGGCGCTATATTACACAGCTAATGCGTATAATGAGCAACTTTCCGGTCAAGGACGGTAAAGGAAAAATAACTACTGTGCCAGTTATGTATGGCGATTTGACCAGACAAGTAGCAAACTTAATTAGAGATAATTCTGAAAATAAATTACCAAGTGTTCCACGAATGAGTGTTTATATAACAGGGTTAGATCAAGATAGAGAACGAACACAAGATCCATCTTTTGTAAATAAAATCAATATTAAAGAAAGAGAGTTTGATGAAAATGCAAACGAATATCTTAATACCCAAGGCAAAAATTATACCGTTGAACGCTTAATGCCAACTCCATTTACACTTAAAGCAAATGTTGATGTATGGACAAGTAATACAGATCAAAAATTACAAATTATAGAACAAATAGGTGTATGGTTTAATCCTACACTAGAATTACAGACTACAGATAATTTTATTGACTGGACAAGTATTACTACACTAGAATTAGAAAATATTAACTGGAGTAATAGAACTGTACCAGTAGGGATCGAAAGTGAAGTAGATATAGCTACGCTTAGTTTTATTATTCCAATCTATATTTCACCACCTGCAAAGGTAAAACGTTTAGGTGTAATACAAAATATTATTACAAGTTTATTTGATGAAACTACTGGTGATATTGAATCTGGAATTACTCAACCTCAAGTAAATGCATACGATGACGGAATTACAGCTGGAGTAACAGAGACAGCAAGTGGCAGAAAAGCAGTTACAGAGATATCAAGCCAAATGGCTAATGTAAACTATTTAAATTATGCAATCTATGTTGAAGGTACTACCGCAAAAATAATACATAAAGGTAGTTTAGGTACAATAAATTGGAATGATATATTTGAAACCCAACCTGGTAAGTTTACAGCCGATATATCAAGAATATATCTGAATAATAAAGATTCATCAGCAACACCAACAGGTACAATTAGCCTCAATCCTCTAAACGAAACAGTTTTAAATATTTCTTGGGATTCGGATAGTTTTCCTCAAGATACTATTATTAGTGGCAGAACAAGTGTAGATTTTATTATTGATCCTAGTACCTTTAATCCTACGACAGTAAAGGCCGCCGGAGTTCGTTTACTATTACTCGGCGATATTGGCAATACTAGTGCTGTCGAAGGCGCAGTGGCATGGAAGAATAATGATAATACTAACTTTGTAGCTAGTGCAAACGATATAATAGAATGGGATGGCGCTAAATGGATTATTGTGTTTGATGCAAGTGAGTCAACTACAATTACCTATACAACAAATTTAAACACAAGTATACAGTATCGATATGCAGACGGATCTTGGTTATTAAGCATTGATGGTGAATATCCAGTAGGAACATGGAGACTTTCCTTAGAAGTATAATTACTTGTATGACGAGTGATATTACCTGTAGCGGTGCTTTATTTTATACATTAGACACAAATAGATTTTTATTGCTGTATAGAAATGGCAGTAAAAGAAATAATCAATGGGGTATTGTTGGTGGAACAAATGAAAGTTCAGAAACACCGTGGGAAGGTTTAAAGCGTGAAATAGTAGAAGAGATAGGAAGTTTGCCTACTATTAAAAAAACAATTCCATTAGAAACATTTATTAGCAGTGATAAGCATTTTCAATTTCATACATATCTTTGTGTAATCGAGAAAGAGTTTATACCTAATCTAAATGGCGAACACACTGGTTATGCTTGGGTAAAATTTAATCACTGGCCAAAGCCTTTGCACCAAGGCTTGCGTAATACTCTTAATAGTAAAATTAATAGGGCTAAGTTAGAAACAGTTTTTAAAATGATCGAGCTCTTTTAGGATCTACCTACTACAACTTCAACTACACCTTTATCACTAGTATCCTTAGTACCAACTGCTTTACCTATTACAGTACCTACACTTGGTCTATTGTCAACCATTGCATATCCTGAAATTGCACTAGTAACTAACATATCTCCCTTTTCAACTTTGCCTATAACTTTGCATGGTACTCGACCCTGAAGTGCTATTGGCATTACTGTGTCGCCTTCAAGACCACTGTTCATTAAGTAAGCAGCATCGGTTGATACAACTCCGGCAATTCTAAAATTACCTTTTTGATCTGTTGTAGTAACTTCTTCCGAACCGCCAAACACAACTACTGTACCTGGTTCGTATTTTTTATCACCTAGATAATTTTCAGCAAGGTCAGCATAGTATGCCTCAAGTGCTGTACCATTAAACAACGTAGCATAAACTGTATTCCATACTGTTCCAGATGCTCCTAAATTTTTAGTGTTATTTGCAGAAGGCAATAAGTTTGTAGAAAAGGTTGAATTTGTTTCTGCTAAATTAAGAATTGTAGTTGTTTGGATAGCACTATTAGCTGCGACATTTGACTTAACTTCAAAATTCATACTAGCACCTGAAGTACTATCAGTGTTAACTTCTATTCTAGCAGCATTACCGGCTTGTTCTGGTGTCCCGTTTCTATGATTAAATGTTAAGTTAGCATTACCATAACCGTCATTAATGGTCATTGCTACACCGCCGCTTCCTTTACCAGACTGTAAATCGCCTGTTGTAGCATAATCTCCAGTACCGCTTGTCTTACTCGTAAGATTATTGAAAGCGTGAGTATGACTATCATTTGCTACAGTAGCAGTAAGAGTAGCATTGCCTAAGTTAGTAAAAGTAGCTGAACCAGATACATCACCACTAAGAGTTAGTGTTGGATCACTAGTAGCAGTTGTAGCAACCGTTGCTGTTGCATTACCTAAATTAGTTAATGTAGCAGTTGCGGTGCCTGTTACTGCTCCTGTAAGTGTTACAGTTACCACAGGATCTGGCACGTTAGTAAAATTAGTATGGTCTAAGTAATAAGTACCTTCTTGACTATCTAGTGTATCAGCATCTAATCCATTGCCTGTGCCTTCGTCACCTGTTGTAAGTATTCTTCCTGTAGTAGTTCCTGGTCCAGATAATTCCCAATAATCACTTCCTTCGTTCCATTGCAATAATGCATCTACTACTGAGCCTCTTTCAACTGTTATTCCTGCATTTGCAGTGGGTGGACCTGAGTGATTAGAATTAAGAAGTATGTTATTATCTGCAATATTAACAGTTGTAGAATTTACCTGTGTTGTTGTACCGTTAACTGTTAAGTTACCGGCAATAATAACTGTACCAGTATCATCACCTACTGTTGACGGGTCTATTGTAAAACTTGTAGGGCCTGCAAGATATCCCCCTAGTGTAAGATTACTTGTGATTGAGACACTATCAGGCAATCCGACTGTAGCTGACGATCCTTCGCCTGCTGTATGTGTAACTTCTACTTCATTAGCAGTTCCTGATATACCTGACATATAGTTACCAGTAGTGTCTGTACCTAATGCAACACTATCTGCTTGTATAGTAGCAGCAAAACTTACATTTCCTAAATTAGTAACTGTACCTGTTCCTGCTACATCGCCAGTTAGTGTTATACTAAAATCATCTACATTAAAATCAATTGTGTTATCAGCATCGAGATAGTCAACTGTAATACCTGATTGGGACCCGCCACTAATCATTGCACCTACAGTATCTGATACATATTCTGCTATAGTATCTGACCCTATAGTTAATCCAGTGCTTGCAACTATTGTTCCGCTTACTCTAAGATCTCCGGTTACTTCTGCGCTGTATATACCATTATCTGTAATTTCAAAAATATCACCGCCTGAGCCTGCTAAAATTAGAGTACCATCATCATCCGGTAAAACAGTTAAAGTAATTTGCTGAGCACCAGTACTGCCACTGGCGCCGTCAAATTCTATAACAGGATTTAGTGAGTTATCACCTGTGCGTGGGCGTATGGTAATGTTTTTATCTGTATTAGCCATTTATTCTGAGTCCTTTTTAAATTCAATCTCAAGTTTGTCTACATCTTTACGTTCACCGTAAACTGTATAGAAACAATCAATTGCATCAATATCTGCCCCTGCAATATTAATATACACTTTGCCATCTTCTATCTTCTCAACATATAATTGCTGGAAGCCAAGGTTTGCTGTTAAGTTAACTGTAATTGACTCTTCGTGAACTAGTGCTGTCCAATAGTCAGGTAGTTCAATTACAGTTTCACCTTTTAGTTTACCTCTTACATATACACCATTTTCTGGACCCTCGAGTGATGCATATCTTAATTTATGATCTTCCTTAGTTGGGTGATCAATTACGAAGTTTTTAGTTACAGCAGTAAGTGTGTTTGCTACAACATCTCTAGTAAAGTAACCATCTCTCCATCTTAGAGCATTAGTACCTAAGTCTAAAGTACCACCTGTACCAGCAGCTGGCATAACGTTATTAATAATGTTTGATAGTAGATGACTGTTTACTCTTGCAGTTGTAAAGTATAAATTTGTACCTTCACTTAATGCTGTTGTTGTATGATTGGAAATATCATTTATTGTACCAGATACATTACCAGTCAAGTCTCCTGAGAAGCCAGCGTTACCAGTTATAACCCCATCAGCTTCAATTGTGCCAGTAGCATCAATGTTTTGGAAGTTTGATGTACCACTTGCATGGTTAACTCTACCAGTTAATGTACCTGTAAAGTCAGCTTCAACTGTACCTGCTACAAGTGTTTCCCCGCCTAGTGACCACTTATCAGCAGTTTCGTCCCAGCTAAAGAATTTGTTGGAGTTAGTTCCTCTATCAATTTCAATACCTGCTGTTTCGCCTGCATGTGGTGTATCACCTGACGGAACTGCGTTAAGTAGTATAAAGTTATCAGAGAACGCTATCTGTTCTGATTCTAGCGAAGTTATATTACCTGAAACTGTTAAACTATTTGTAATTTCAACAGTACCAAATGCCAACGAACCTGCAACAGTTAAGTCGCCATCAACATCAACATCGTTAAATGTAACATTATCTGTTGTAGCAACAGGTTGTCCTATACTTATTGCACCACCACTAAATGTTACACCAGTGCTTCCTGTAATATGTGCTCTTACTTCTGATGCAGTTGGACCTGTGTAAGTAAACACACCACTTGTGCTATTGTAAGTAAGACCGCCGTCACCGCCTGTATCAGTAACACTAACTGCTGCTCTTGCTCTTGCATCTGTAAAGTATTGATTAGAACCTTCTGATAAGTCAGTTGTTGAGTGATTTGCAATACTACTTACTGTGCCAGTAACATTACCTACTACATTACCAGATACATCGCCAGTTAATGGACCATAGAATCTTGTGTCTGCGGTAATTGTTGTACCAGTTATTTCAGCTCTAGTTGTGCCGCCAATAATTGTTCCGTCAATGTTTCCGCCGTTAATATCAACAGTACTAAATGTTGAAGTTCCTGTTGAAGTAACATTACCTGTTACATTTCCAGTTACGTCACCAGTTACGTCACCAATAAAGTTTGCTGCTGCAAAGTCTTCAGATCCAACACTCCATCTGCCGCCGCCTGACGTAGTCCATTCTAATGCCTTAGTTGTTCCGCCTGATAGATCAACTTCTAAACCAGCATTTTGTGCTGTGCTAGTACCGCTGTTTAGTAGAATATAGTTGTCAGCAAGTTTAATTTCTTCAGTATTAAGAGACGTAGTAGTGCCGTTTACAGTCATATCACCTGTTACAGTTAAGTTTTGATTGACTGTCATATTATCAATTGCAAATGTACCGTTAACTGATAGTGTATCACCAACTGGAATTGTTACGTTACCTGTTACATCACCTGTAACATTACCATTAATGTTACCATTAAATGTACTTGCATTAATAGTAGTACCATTAATAGTAGTACCTGTAATTAAGCCTGGTGATGCGCCACCAATAACAACACCGTCAATTGTACCACCGTTGATGTCTGCACTTGATAGTGTAGCATTAGATGCATCAACTGTACTAAAGTGTGCAGTGCTTCTGTCTGATGCGCCGCCAATTGCACCGCTCATTGTACCTGTAAATGTACCAGTATGATCACCATCTGCATCACCAGTTACGTCACCTGTAAATAACGGTGCTGTCATTGATGTGCTTGCAACAACTGTTGCACCATTTATTGATCCTGTTGCTGTGATATTAGTGTCAGTAGTAATTGCTCCGGTTGCGTCAAGTGTACTAAACTTACCAGTGCCTCTAGATGCGTTACCTATAGAAACTCCGTCAATTGCACCACCGTCTATGTTTACAGACGATGCTGCTAATGTTGTAATAGTAATAGCATCAATAGTACCACCGTTAATTGCATTACCACTGATTTGATCGTTAGCAAAAGTTATTGTACCTGCACTGACATCAATAGTTTCGCCACCTGCAATTGTTACATCACCATAGTGATGTCCTGTTACATCACTTTCTACCATACCAGCTACAAGTGTTTCACTTGATATAGACCATTTGTCATTTGATTCGTCCCAGAAGAACGAAACATCAGTAGCCCCACGCTCAATTGTTATACCTGCATTTTGCACTGTACCTAGTGCATTTAATTTAATAAAGTCAGTGTTAAAGTTAGCAGTAGACTCAGCAGTAAATGTTCCTGGAACACTAATATTTGCAAATGTTGTAGTTCCGTTAACGTCTAAGTCACCGTTAATTGTTGCTGTTTGTCCTGCTGCAACAGTAAGTCCTGCATTAAATACTCCGTTACCACTAAATATCGTTGCGCCCATTAAGCTTGTACCAGATGTACTTACATTACCAGCAAATGTACCTGCTGTAACAGTATTTGAAGCATTTATATCTGTTGCGTAAATGTCACCTCTTATAGCAGGAGAACCTAGCTCGCCAAATATTGCTGTCGAAGTTAAACTAGTTAGGCCTGTAAATGCTGTTACAGTTGTGCCTAAATCTACTTCAGTTGCACCTATAGTTACTGAATCATTTACAAGCTTATCATTAGTAATAGCACCTGCTAACATTCCATTTTCAACTGATCCGTTTTGGATAACTGTTGTAATTGCTGCTGTATCGCCTGCATTTGTAAAGGTTGCAGTACCTGCTACATCTCCTGCTAGTGTAACAGTTACAGCACTTGACAATGCATCTGCATCATCTGCTGTACCTGTAAGATCACCAACTAGGTTAAATGCTGCGTTGTTTACTGTAGCACCATTAAGATCAACTGTACCACTAAATGTACTTGTGCCTGACGATGTAATGTTACCTGTTACATCGCCTGTTATATCGCCTATAAATTGACTGCCGGCAGTTGCAACAAAGTCTCTGTTAAATTCCCATTTACTGTTTGATCCAACTATAATACTTGGTCTACCTGAAAGACCGTCTGCTCCTACATAAATACCTGAACCAAACAAATTGCCCATTGTAGACTCAGCATTATCAATTTTAATTGCTGAACTTGTAGTTACAAAGTCACCTGTATGATCAATATCGCCTGTAATAGTTACATTGCCTGTTGTTTCAAGAGTTGTAAATTTACCTGTATTAGGATTTACATCGCCAATTGGTGTGGCTTGAACTCCGCCGGTTGATATAATTGTTCCGTTAACCGATAGATTCTCACCTACACGTAAATCAGTATTTTGTGTTTCCCATCTATCTTGACTTTCTACCCATACAAATCTTACAGTATTTTCATCACCTCTAAGAACTTGTATACCTTGCTGTCCGCTTGTTAACGGAGCACCAGCTGTATAATCTGAATTAAGTGTAATAACATCATCTTCGACATTAACTTGACTTACAAATGTTGCTGCGCCGGTAACATCTAATGTTCCTAATAAATTTGTGCCTGCTTGTACATCAAGTGTTTGAATATCAGCACTAGTATCTATTTCTACAATTTCAAATGTGCTTGTACCTGAACTTGTTACATCACCTGTTAATGCACCTGCAAAGTTTGTTGCTGCTGTAATAACACCACCAGTAATTGGTCCTGTTCCTGTAGCTCCGCTAGTTATACTTGTGTTACCGGTTATAGTTGTAAATGTGCCAGCTACTGGTGTTGTTGCACCTATAACTACATTATCCATATTACCTGAGCTTGCATCAATATCTACAATACCGTCTACATTTAATGTATCGCCTGCTTCTACTGTTACGTCACCTGTTACATGCCCGTCAACTGGACCTACAAATTGGCTAGCTGTAATTGTTGTACCAGTAACTGTTGCTGGAACATTATTACCTATCACAGTGCCGTCTATATTACCACCATTTATGTCAACATTGCCAAGTGTTGCAACACCTCCGTTAACAGTTAAACTTGTACCAACTGTAACAGTTCCGGTTGTATCCAATGTTGTAAACTTACCTGTGTCTCTTGAAGTTTCACCAATTTTACCAGTAACGTTACCAACTAATGCACCTTGGAAATCTGTTGTTGCAATAAAGCTAGTTGCTGTAAAGTTTTTATTACCAACTGTCCAAGTATTTGTGCCGTTGTTCCATAGTAGGCTTGTTGATGTACCGTTTTGGTCAATTTCAATACCTGATGTAAATGCGCCATTTGATAGTCCTGAATATCCTGTATTCAGTACAATTGTGTTATCTGCTAGTGTAATATTATCAGTATCAAGTGTTGTAGTTGTACCATTAACTGTAAGGTCACCATTAACTGTTAAGTCTGTTCCTATTACGGCTGTTGATGTAACATTTAATGTGTTTGGTAAGAATGTACCTTGTACAGTTAAGTTATTAAACGTAGCATTTCTACTATTGTCAATTACAGTGTTGGCACCAAATATAATATTTCCGCTTGCTACAGTTAAGTCACCTTGTAGATCTAAATCATGTAGTGTGGATGTTCCTACTGTACCACCTGACGGTGCAGTAATGTTACCTACAAACCCTGTAGATGCTGTAATTGTTGTGCCTTCTACATCTAAGAAGTCTGCGTTATCAGGTGTAGCACCACCTATACGTGTTCCGTCTATTGCGCCGCCATTAATATCAACAGTACTAAATGTTGATGTTGCAGAGTTAACAGTAAGTGATCCGCCAACTACAACATTACTATCAGTATTTACAGTTGTAAATTCACCTGAGTTTCTATTTGAAATTCCGCCTGCACCAACTGTGCCAACTAAAGCACCTTGTACAGGACCAACAAATTGTCCTGCACTTACTGTGCCACTTACGCCTGCACCGCCTGTTACAACAAGTGTACCTGTTGTAGTTGAGTTAGATGCTGTGCCTGCTGTAAGAGTTACTGCGCCACTTGCTGCTAGTGTTGTTACTGTTGCAGCCGATGCTGTATTAGCACCTAGTATACCATCTAAGTTTGTTGCATTAACTGATTTTGCTGTATGATTAAGTATTACACTTGCATCACTTGCAAGCACATCGCCTGTTAAATCTCCAGTAAATCCTGTTGTTGCTTCAATAGTTGTACCTTCTACTGCAAGGAACGTACCTGCTGCTGGTGTTGCGCTACCGATTACAGTACCGTCTATATTACCACCATTAATGTCGATTGTATCAAATGTACCATCTTCAGAAGTGATATCTTTAATATTATCTAATGTTCTGTCTGCCGCATTTACAAGTGTAACACCTGCTGCAAATGCACCGTCAGCAGTAGATTGTACATTACCTCTTGTAATGCCGTCTAATCTAGTGTTAGCAGTAATAAGCGAACCTGTTATGTCGCCTGCATTAAATGCACCAAATGCATCTCTAAATACTATTGTACTTGCTGTGTTAGTTGAAACTGCATTTGATATTACTTCATAAGCTATATCGTGTCCCTGTGTTCCAGTAATTGACAAACCATTGCCACTTACAGTTACAGTTCTTGCATAATCGCCTGTTGTATCTGCAACAATATCTACACTGTTAGGTTGTATTGTTGTATTGATAGTTACATTTGAAGTACCGTCAAATCCAATACTACCTGCAACATCGCCAGCTAACGCAATTGTTCTTGTTGTTTCTAATTTATCTGCTCTATCTGCTAGACCAGTTAAGTCACCAGTTACATCAGCAGTTACAGTTGGGGCAGTAATTGTAGTAGTAGCTTCGAATGTACCTGCTGTAAATTTCTCAGTACTTACTGTCCATGTCGATCCACCTTCGTCCCAGTTAAGTCTTTTAGCTGGAGAACTACCTCTACTTACTTCAATACCTGCTGTTAGTGAACCTGCCGGTGCGCCTGTTGCAGCTTGATTAACTTGTAATAGAGTTGTGTCAAACTGTGCAGTGCCGCCAACAGTTAAGTTGCCGCCTATGTCTGCATCAGTAGTAACATTAAGAGCGTTAGGAACAAAGTTACCAACTACACTTAAATCTCTAAACGTTGCAGTACTTGTCGAACCTGTGTTGGTAATATTTCCATTTACAGTTAAATCTGTAAATGAACTTGATCCTGATGCAGCAACAATGTTTCCTCTAAATTCTGTGTCCGCTTCAATCACCAAACCAGTTATGTTTGCAGGATCGTTACCACCTATTATTGTACCGTCTATCTCGCCGCCGCTTACGTCTATGCCATCGAATGTAGATGTACCAGTTGATGTAACGTTACCTGTAATATTTCCAACAAAGTTAGTTTCTGCTGTGATTACAGTACCTCTAATAACATCTGCTGTAGCAGCACTTGCGCCACCGATTGGCGTAGTATTAATTGTACCACCAGTAATTGTAACGTTACTACTTGTTATAGAACCACTAATGTCACCTGTAATTAGACCACTAACACCGATGTTATCAGCTTCTATTGTAACTCTACTTGATGTACTACCTAAAGTAGTTCCAGTAATAGTACCGCTTGTTGCGTTAATTGTACCGCCAACATGTAAGTTGCCGCCCATGTGTATGTTACCAGATAGACCAATACCACCTAGTATTTTAATAGCACCATTAGTTGTTCCAGTTGATTCTACTGAACTTGTAATATTCATTACACCAGTAACAGTTGATGTATCTATAGTTGTTAGACCTGTTACACCTAATGTACCAGCAACTAATGTATTACCTGATCCCGGTTGTACAGTAAAGTTACTACTACCTACATTAAGTATACCTGCAATATCAGTGTTACCATTTGCACTTGTTACAACAAAGTTTCCTGAACCAACATTTAAGTTTGTACCATTTACAGCAAGTATTCCACCTACTGTTGTATTTGCGCTTGTAGTTACAGTTGCAACATCTACTGCTTTAGTTGTTTGGTTAACTAATACAGCGCTATCACTTGCATGTAAGTCACCTCTAAATGCTCCTGCTACAAATGTTTCTGCACCAACTGTCCATTCACCAGCAGTATTAGCCCATTTTAGTTCTTTTGTAGTACCAGATAAATCTATTTCAATTCCTGCATCTGCTGCTGCTTGACCTGAGTTCAATGTAATAATATTATCTGCTATAGCAACAGTTTGTGCATTTACAGTTGTAAATTCACCTTCTACAGTTAAATCACCTGCAATAGTAACATTCTCTGATACATTTAAATTTTCTAAGAACGCATCAGCAAATCTTGTAGTCGTACTACCTATATCTGCGTTTAATGTACCTGCTTTTAGATAAAAGCCTTTTGTTAGTACAGAGTTAATTTCTAATTCATCAGATACAGCATTACCTAGTCTTGTAATACTACCGTAAAGATTAGTATTACCTGCAATGTTTAAATTACCATCTGCACTAATCCCGCCAGTTGCGCCATCTAGTGTAATTACAGTAGATACACCATCACTTAGTGTAATATCTCCAGAACTTGTAATTAATAAATTATTATCAATATTTGTTTGACCGTCTATAAAGACACTACCAAAGCCGTCTCCGGATACAGTAAATGCACCACTATCAACATTAATGCCGCCGTTTAGACTTGCTAAGCCGCCTGCTGTTATTGTTGAATTTGTTGCAATAGCACCACTAGTTGCGTTAATACTACCTACACCTGCACCTATTGTTAAATTGTTAGCTAAAGTAACTAGACCGTTTAGGTTTGTTTGTCCTGAGAATGTACTTGTTCCCGGAGCAGTAATATTTCCTAAGAAAGTCGAACCAGTTACAGTGCCAGTTGTAGTTATACTACCAGTTACACCTAATATACCACCTGTTGGATTAAATGTAAATGCACTCGAACCTGTAATTAACCCAGCACTTCCTGTAACTGGTATTTCGTTAACATTTAAAGTTTCTATATAAGCATTATTAGCAAATACATTTCCTGCAATATCTACATTGCCCGATACGTCAATACTGCCTGTTACATCAAGTAAACTACCGCTAAATGTTAGATTTGAACTATCAGCAACTTCGCCTGATGATTGGCCAAGTAATACAGCATTAACTGTAGTTAAGTCTGACACACGTAACGATGCTACTGTTGCGCTTGTATTTACATTTAATGTCCCGGCAATAATTGTATTTCCGTTTCCAGCGTCTATAGTAACTGTGTTAGCTCCTATAGTAACATCACCACCTACATCCAATGTACCTTCAGTATCTACATTACCACTACCTGCTTGTACGCTAAATGCTTCTGCTGTGTTGCCTGTGTTTCTTACTTCGATGCCGCCGTCTGCACTCAATGCACTACTTAAAGTTGTAGCACCTGTTACATTTAACGTGCCACTTGTAGCAATACTACCAGTACCGTCTGCTACGGTAAACACACCACCGTCTGCTGTAATACCACCGTTAAGTGTAGTTAATCCGCCAACTGTTAACGGACCGCTTGCAATATTCGTTGCGCCTGTAGTTGCTGTTACAGTAAACTGGTTGTTAATGTTAAAGTCACCGTCTGCTGTAAGAGTTCCGTCAACTTGTGTGTTACCATTTGCAGCAGTTACTACAAAGTTTCCATTAACACTAAAGTCGTCGGTTACTGTTAGTCCTTCTGTTACACCTAATGCACCAGTAATATTTAAATCGTGTACAGTAGTTGTACCAGTTACATCAAGTGTACCTACTATATTAGTATTACCTGTGCCAAGTGAAACAGTAAATGCTTCAGCAGTATTAGCAGTATTTCTTACTTGAATACCGCCATCTGCACTTAACATACCACCTATTTCAGTTACACCGCTTGCTCCTATTATAGTAAAGTCAGAACCTACTGATAGAGTTGTGCCAGTGATAGAGGTTGTACCTAATGTACTTGTACCTGCACTAAACACATCTACTGTAGTATCACCAGTTACATCTAATGTACCTGTTATGTCTGTATTACCTGTTGCATTTGCTACTGTAAAGTTACCGCCTATGTCAAGATTGCCTGCGCCTACAGATCCGTCCATTGTAAGGTTACCTGTAATTAATGTTGCGCCTGTTGTTCCGTTTACTTCAAATACATTTGCAGTAAGAGCGTCAACTATTCTTATATCGTTACTTCCTGTTACAGATAGATCTGAATTAAGCGTAGTTGTACCGTCAACTGTTAAAGTACTTTGTGTAACAACAGCGCCTGTGCCGCCGTCTACAGTAAACTTCGTTATGTCTACTTCAATGCCTCCATTTAATGAAGCTATTCCTGATGTAATAAGTGCTGTTAGTATACTATTTCCACTTACTTGAAGCGTACCAGCTGTTGCAACGTTACCTGAACCGTTTGCTACAGTAAACCTGTCAGTATCCATTACAATACCGCCATTAAAGTTTACTTCACCGTCAACTGTTAGTGTTGCACCACTTGACAAGTCAGTATTGCCGTCTGCATCTACTACAAAATCATTATTAACATTTATACCAGATGCTAGTGATGCAAGTCCAGTTAATGTTAAAGTGCCTCCTGCATGTATATTTTCAGATATACCAATACCGCCTTGAACTACTAATGCACCTGTTGTTGTACTACTTGCACCTAGGTTATTGCCTTTTATAGTAGTTTGTTTATCTACAAAAAGTGTACCTTGTATGTCAGTGTTTCCTGATGCAACTGCTACTTTAAATGTTTCTGAACCAGCAGCACCTATATCAAGATCAACGCCGTCAAATCTAAAGTTTGCATTTGTGTTAAGTCTACCGTCAAGTCCTGCTAATGGAATATGATCTTGTGCTAAGTCTTGTACTTTTGCTTCTGCAAGTGTAGATAGTCCGCTAACTACTAATGTTGTGCCTATCGTTGCGCCTTGATTTACTGTTAACGCATCTGTATCAACAGCAGACATATCAATTGATTTTGCTGAAATATCTACTATAGTTGCTCCGTCAGTGGCTTCAATATCAGCTCTAACTTCATTAACAGTTAATTTACTTGTTGCACCTGTAAGTGTCCAGGAATTTAAACCTTCATCATACAAGAACGATGCATCGCTTCCAGTACCTCTACTAATCTGTATACCAGCAGTACCTGCTGAAATTTGAGTTGATGATTCTTGTCCGTTAAGAACAATTATGTTATCTGCAATGTTGATTTGATCAACATTAGTTTGGGTTACTGATCCTGTAACTGTTAAATTTCCACCTATAGCAACATCATCTGTAAATGTTGCATTATCAGCATATACATGTCCCCAACGTGTTGAAACTGTACCAATGTCATAAGCACCATCAGTTTTAATTAAAATATCGCTATCGATTACAGCATTTATAATAAGTTCGTCTGCTGCATCGCTGCCTACTGTTACATTAGCATTTGCATTAATATCACCATCAAATGTTGCAGTTCCAGACGTTGTAAATGCACCATTATGTGTCATTGCACCTGTAGCAGCATTGACATCTAATTTTTTAGGTGTTCCACTACCTACAGTAAAGTTACCAGCAACATCAAGTGTAGCACCGATATCTAAATCGTTAACATTAAAGATACCAGAAACATCTAGGTTAACAGCTTTAATATATGTATCTGTACCCATTGTAAGATGACCTAGTACACTTACTCTATCAAATTGCGATAGATTCATATTTAAGTTTTCTGTCAAGACAGGCGGATTTAAAGGAACTTCACCGATTGTATTTCTATCATCAATACTACCTGTTACATCTCCAGTAATATTGCCAGTTATACCCAGTGTACTAATAATTGTAGTAGCTTCTAAGGCATTAAAGTAACCTACTGCTCTACCACTTATACCGCTTACGTCAACACCAATTGGTGTATTTCTAATATGTGTACCAGCGTCAATAGTTGTACCTGTAGTAAATCTTCCTTCACCGTCAATTGTTCCACCAGTTGCATCAAGACCTGCTCGTGCAGTAATAAGTCCAGTTGCATCCATTGTAATGGTATCAATATTTCCAGTAACACCGTTAGTAGTATCTAAGTCTCCTTGGAATTCAACATGTGCTTTAATTGTCGTACCGTCGATGCTTGCTTGAGTTCCATTACCTATTACAGTATTATCTATATTGCCGCCAGCGATAGTAACGCTGTTTCCTAAGTTAGCAGAGTTACTTACAGTAACATTATTAAATGTAGAGGTACCTAAGACTGCGGTAATGTTTCCAGAAAATAAAGGTGCTTGAAATTCTTCTGCAAGAACTTTAAATTGACTAAATTCATATTCAGGATTGCCGCCGCTTTCGCTGAATATAAGACTTGCATCTTGTATACCAACACCGTTACCACGTTCAAAAATTATACCTGCGTTACCAGCGCCACTAATACCCGAATTACCTGTTTCGTTTTTGTTAACTGTAATAAAGTTTTTTTCAACTTCTAAATCGCCTTTTATTAGCACATCTTCGTTTACTGTTAAGTCACCAGTAATCAAAACATTACTAAATTCTTGGTCACTGTTAATTATGATAGTATCAGTTTCAAAATTCTTAACTCGTAAGTTAGTAAAATAACCTTGTGTAAAGTCAGCTGATGAATCATCTTGGTTAACAGTATTAGGATTATTCATATCTCCTATAAACTGTGTTCCTGCTGTAATAGCGCCTGTTGCTTCTACTAAACTAAAGTATCCTGGGAAACTACCTGTACCAGTTGCACCACCGATAGTAGTGTTTGTAATATTACCACCAGTAATTGTTGCAGCGTTAGTTGCAAACGTACCCACAGTTAGATTTGATATTTGAGAAGCTTCTGTTGGGCCACCTTGTACGTTTAATCTATTAAAGGTACTAACTGTGCCTGTTCCGCCGCCGGTAACATCACCTGACAATGGGCCAATAAATGCCGAAGAATTAATTTGTGTAGAACTTGCAATTTGTATATTACTAAATGTACCACTTGTAATAGTTGCGCCGCCGGTAAATGATCCTGTAAGCGCACCACTTAAATTGCCAAATGTTGCATTTCCTGTAAATGTACTTGTGCCTGCAACAGTAATTATATCGAAGTTTGATGTACCTCCGCTGCCACCAGTAGCATTAATTTGTCCTACAAATCCAGTAGTAGACTCGATTGTAGCACCTTTAATGTTCTGTGCAGAACCAGATTGACCAATTGAAGTGTTAATAATAGTGCCGCCATCGATATCGAAACTTGTTGCATCAACGCCTTGGAGTGTACCACCAGTAATAATTATGTTAGGCGAAGTAAGATTGCTTATAGTAATGTTACCTATGGTGCCGCCTTCAATGCTGTCGCCACTAATTTGATCATTAGCAAGTGTTAGTGTACCGCCTGACAAGTCTGCTGTTTGACCTGTTTCAAGCGTAAATGCACCTGTTATATCTGTACCAGCTAATCCGTCTATTATACCAGTAATTGTATGTGTCGCTGCAAGTGTAATGTCGCCATCTATATCAAGATCGCCTAATATGTCTACATTGGTGAAGAATGCGTTGTTTCTATCTGAAAGTGTTGTTGTACCAATTTGTCCTATTACATCACCGGTTAAATCACCTTGGAAACCATTTGTTGTTTGGGTAGCTGTGATTGTTGTTGCTTGCACAGTTTCTGAGGTAAAATCGACAATATTAGAAATATTTCTAGTACTTGAATCTATTAATAATGCACCTGCAGGTAATCCAACACCACCTGATGTTGATTGTATATCACCTTGAAGGACACCTTCAAACCTTGTAGACGCTGCAATTGTAGTTCCTGTTATCGTAGATGCAATACTATCACCAATTGGTGTTGAGTTTATACTACCTGCTACTGCACCTACTGTAATACTAGTGTTTGCATTTAAAGTAGTAAAGTTACCTGGTCTACGCTGTGTATCACCAATTGTAACACCGTCTATAGTATTTGCAGTGCTGCTGTTAACTCTAATTGTATTACTTACAAGATTACTTACTGTAGCGTTTTGTGGTGTTCCTGTTTGTCCAATTGGTGTATCTACTAATGTACCTGCTGTAAATGTGACTCCGTCAATTGTACCAGCATTTATATCAACAGATGCTAAATCAGCTTGTGTTGCGTTTATTGTACTAAAGTGAGCAGTATTTCTGTTTGCGGCATCGCCTACAACACCAGTAACATTACCAGTATACATTGCAGTGCCTAGTGTAGTACCTGCTTGTAGAATTTTTATTGGAGTGCCACCTGAATTGTTAGAATATAAATCTCCAACAAATCCACTTGCAGCACTTGCTACTGAAAATACTTTACCGTTTACAGTTAAATCATCATTTACTAAGATATTGTCAAAACTTGATGTACCTGTTGCAGTAGCATCAATTTGACCTACAAAGCCACCAACTGGTGATCTTATCTCACCTGCTGTAGTTGTAATATTACCCTGTGTAGCAACTAAGTTACCACTGTTTAGTACTATATTACCTGTTGTAGTAGTCAAAGACGTACCTGTTAACGCAGCACCTGTGATATTTGCAGCAGGTGTTACACCGTCGCCGCCAATTGTAACACCGTCTATTGCACCGCCTGCAATATCAACTGAGCTTAATGTTGTTACACCACTGTTAACTGTTAAGTTGCCTGATAGTGCAGTATCACCTAACACAAATAATTCATCACCAACAGTAAAGTCATCAATTGTTAGAGTATCAACTGTAAATGATCCTGTAACAACAATGTTTTGGAATGTCGCTGTAGATTTATTTGGATTGCCCTGCGCATCAACGCCTCCTGGTCCACTAATTGTTAAGTTATTTGAAATAGTTACAGCATCATCAAAGTCAGAAGTACCTGTTACTGTAAGGTTGCCTCCTACACTTGTATTACCACTTGATGTTATAGTTGTATTAGAATAAAGTGTTGCTACAAACGCATCATTCATGTCTGCTGCTGTACTTGCATCAGTACCTAGTTGTCCTATAACCTTAGTGTTAGCGGTAATAATTTGGCCATTAATATCACCAGTTGTAGTAGTAATATCACCACTACTTGTTGAAATATTTCCTGAGCCTGTAGTAAAGTCTCCGCTTGTACTTGTAAAGTCACCTGTTGTAGTTGTAATGTTACCTGTACTTACTGCTACGCCTGTTGACTCAAATAAGTTAACACCAGTACCGCCGTCTACAGTTGTTAAATCGCCTCTAAATTCTGTTCCTGCAACAAATATATCACCGGATATAGTTCCTGAAGTTGCACTAATATTACCTGTTGTTGCAACAAAGTCACCAGCAGTAATTGTAACATCTCCGCTTGCAAGGGTAACATCGTATCCTGAATCTACATTAATGTTTCTTGTAGTTAGAGTATGTACACTTGCATCTGCTCTAGTAACTCCGCCAATTACTACATTATCTAAATTACCAGAACTTGCATTAACATTAAATGCTCCGTCTACGTCAAGAGTTTTGCCAACACCTATAGTTGCGCTTCCTGTAGTATCGCCTGTTAAATTACCAATAAATGTTGGCGCTTGTATATCGACATTACTGTCTAAACTATCATCTGTAGCATTATATGTAAATGTAACATTTGTTTCACCTGCGTTGCCGCCATTTGCTATATCACCAACATTAGTACTACCAATTATTAAGCCTGCATTATTTGCTCCAAGTAGTGTATCTGCATTACTTGCAACACGTATATCTTTATCTTCAACATCTAGTGTTGCTGCATTAATTGTTGTACTTGCGCCGTTAACTGTTAGATTTCCTGTTATTACAGTATTTCCAGTAACATTTAGATCTGTATCAATTTGTACTGAACCAGTTACATCTAAATCAGTACCAACAAATAGTTTCTTAGCAATGCCAACGCCACCGTCTACGAACAACGCACCATCAGTTGCTGAAGTTGCATCTACTGTTTGAGAAATATGTGTTACACCACCAACATTTAAAGCGCCTGCTATACCAACGCCGCCTGCGGTAACAATTGATCCTGTTACGGTATCTGTACTTGCTGTTGCGGTTGTTGTCTTTAATACACCGCTAAAATTAATATTTTCTGCAACGCCTAGGCCGCCGTCAATTATTACTGCACCATTAGTACTTAATGTGCTTCCTGTAGTATCGTTAAAGTTTGTAACACCTGCTACATCAAATGTTCCGCCTACTGTAGTATTACCTGTTGCTGCTGCTACTGTAAGAGCTGTTGTATTAACTGCTAAGTCACCAAGTATAGCAGTGTTACCTGTTGCTGCTGCAACAGTAAATGCAGTTGTGTTTACATCAAAGTTACCAGTTACAGTACCAGTTCCAGTTGCAGTTACGTCTGCTACAGTAGTATTACCTGCTTGAAGTGTTCCTGAAATTACTGTATTTCCTGTTGCATCAGCGACTGTAAATACATCTACACCTGCATTTTGTACAGCAAATGTTCCGTCTAATGTTGTTGCGCCAGTTACATCAAGAGTGTTATTAACTACTGCTGTATCAGTTGTTGTAAGTCCAGTAACAGTCAAACTTGCATTTAACGATGCTAGGCCGTCTACTCCTAACGTACCTGCTATTTGTGTATTACCATCAGCACCATTGATAGCAAATGTAGAATTACTACCAACACCTGCATCAAAGATTTCAAAGTTTGCAGATTGTAATAGTGTAACATCTCCACTTACATCTAGTGTACTTGCTTGTGTTACTGCGCCTGCTGCTGATACTGTATAGTTAGACCCGTTAACATCAATGCCGCCATCTAGTGATGACAAACCTGTTACATCTAATGTGCCTGTTGTTACTACATTACCTGTAGTAACTGCAACTGTAAATGCATCGCCTACTGCACCGTCTGATACTGCAATGCCGCCGTCTAAACTTGCTAACGAATCTACAGTTAATGTATTATTAATATTTGTTACGCCGTCAACATCTAAAGTGCCGCCAAGTTGTGCATTTGCTGCAACATCTAGATCGCCTCCGACAAATGCATTTTCACTTATGCCTACTCCGCCAGTAACAATAAGTGAACCGGTAGATGTGCTTGTGCTTCCTGTTCCTGTTGTTATAGATACTGGACCAACAACGTCTAAGGTATTTGTAATAGTAGTTGCGCCTGTTGAACCAACAATATCAAATACTTTTACAGGTGTTCCTGCTGCATTCCAAATTTCAAAATTAGCTGCTGCATTAAGACGTGTGTTACCATCTACATCTACAACAAAGTCGTCATTAACGTTGAAACCGCCGTCTAATTCTGCAAGTGCAGATGCTGCTAATGTTGCAACACTTGTTGCTCCGTCTACAGTTAATGTTCTGCCAGAACCTACGGTAATATCATATCCGTCAAGTGTTTTACCTGCGGCGCCAGTTATATTTGCAGAATCAATAGTACCGCCAGATACTTTATCACCTGATATCGAATCGTTATCGTATGTTACAGTTGCTCCAGTTAAGTCAAGTGCTCCTGTTACTGTGATATCGTATCCGCTAATTGTGTTACCTGTTCCGTTGCCTAACAGATCAGCGTTGCCTATGACACCACCGTCTATTTTATCACCACTTAGTTGGTTATCAGCAAGTACAACAGATGCACTTGATAAGTTTACTGTACCAGTAAATGTGCTTGTTCCAGCACTTGTAACATTACCTTCTAACGGACCAGTGAACTTATGAGCAGCATCGCCTGTATTAGTAATAGTAAAGTTATCAGCTCTTACTGTAACACTAGTTACATCATCTATAACCGCAGTGTTTATGTCTGCTGCTACAACTGGTGATGCACTTGTACCTAGAGTAGACAGGCCAACTATATCACCTGCACTAACATCAATTGTAGTAATTACTGAACTTGCTACTGGTGATGCACTTGTACCTAGAGTAGCAAGTCCTACAATGTTGCCGCCAGCAGTAACTTCTAAGTTTTGGAATGTACCTGTACCAGTAAGTACGTCTAAATCTCCACTTAGTGCTAAGTTTGTTAGAACAAGAGTAGAAGCATTAAGTGTAGTAATTGTTGCAGTATCTATAGCAGCATTTGTGCCTGGACCCATAACTAAATCATCAATGAACGTTGTACCGCCTAGACCTCTTGCGTCTAAGTCTCCAGTGATGTCACCTGTGATATCACCAACAAATCCTGTGTTTGCAGTTACAGTTGTACCTGTGACTGCTGCTGGAGTCGCTGCGCCAATAACTGTTCCGTCTATTGTTCCGCCATCTATGTTTACAGAATTAATATTAACAGCTGATGTAAGAGCATTAACAACACCAGTAAATGTTGCTATGCTATCTACTGCTAGATCATTCACAAATGCATTAGCAGTATTACCTACTGCGCCTAATACACCAGTAAATATACCTGTTGCGTCAACATTGTTAAAGTTAGATGTTGTGTTAGTTGCAGTTGACGCATCAACTCTACCAGTAAAGATAGCAGAATTTGTTGCTGTGCCGCCTGTCTCTAATATTTTTTGAGTGCCGTCATCGTTGTAAATATCGCCGCGCACATCGCCTGATAGGTAAGATGATGCAGTAATTGTACTTGTTTGCACATCAGTAACGCTAAGTGTTCTAGCGCCGGCGTCAAGCATCATTACACTATCTTCGCCTAGTACACTACCCGAAATGTCACCGTCTAAGAATGCGTTAATAACGTTAGCATACATATTGTTAAAATATGATATGCCGCTACTATCTACATCACCTACTAATTTACCAGTAAATGTTGCTGCAACTCCTGTCGAACCATTTTGAATAATTACTGTTCCGTTGTCATTTTTAATACTACCCTGGAATGATGCATCTGTTCCATTAGTACCATTGTCTAATATTAAACTTGTTCCGTTAGACGCATATATATCTCCAACTAAGTTACCAGACAGTGTGCCTATTGAAGCATTTGCCATTGATAGTGTACCGGCAACATCTAAATTGTTAAAGTATGAAGTAGTACCTGTGCTTGGAGTATTTCCGTAATTTGTTTCTGTTCTAAGATCTATATTTCCATAAAATGTTGCATCGTCTATACTTGCACCACTGTCTATGATTAATGTATCAGTTGTACTATAAACGTCACCTTTGAATATTGCATCGTTGCCATTAGTGCCTGCATTTAAAATAATACTTGTATCATCTGATGCATAAACATTCCCTTTTACATCGCC